GGGCATGGAAATTCTCCAGACGCAAAAAAAGCACCGCGGTCGGCGGTGCTTTCGGGATTAAACGGGTTGATCAGCGCAGAACGATGAAGGCGGCGGCCAGGTCTGCACGGGCGGGATCATCCAGGCCATGCAGCAGGCCAGCTTGCAGCTCGGCCAGGCGCGACGTGACGGTAACCCGGGTGACCTCAGTACGCTCCGGCGTCGGCGCGTACAGCACGGCCACAGCTTTACCGGCAGCCTCCACCGCGTTGTCGTACGGCAGATAGCGCTTGTTTGCGGCGTCGAACGCCAGCAGCGTACCGGCCGGCAGCGCGGCACCAGGTGCCAGATCGACAAGATCCTGGCTAATGGGGCCGGTAAGCGAAATGATGTGGGCGGCTGCACCAGGCAGCAGGCTACGTTTGTTACTCATGGTTCACCTCAACGGTTGGCCGCAGCATCGCGGCGTTTTTGGTAGACAGCGGCAACACGCAAACCAGCGCGTGGCGCTGACTCTGTCGGCGGCGTGTTGTCCAGATCCGCTCCGGCATTGGTAACGATCTTGTCAAACAGACGGGCACGCGCCGCCTCCACATCCAGGCCACTGGCCAGCAGGCTAAGAGCCAGCTCCGGCAATTTGGCGGTCACGCAGAGGTCACGAATCGTGATCGCCCGCTCGACGCCGGCACGAATGTCGGCTTCCGACTTCACGCCACTAGCCAGCACAGCAGATACCGCTTGCACGGGCAGCTGCTTGTCCGCACACAACGAGGCTGCCAGCCTGGCCAGCACAATCGGGTCCGCCGCGACTGGCGCAGGATCTGCCACTGGATCGACAGCCGGTGCCGGGGCGGGATCTACAGCAGGCTGCAACGCTACCAGCAGCGCCGCCGGCGCCGCTTTGAAGCGGCCACACTGGGCGTACAGCCGGGCACTGGCCTTAATCGGCAACAGCGGCTGCACTTCATCGACCAGACCCATCGCATGCGCCTCGGCTGCCGTCAGCCAGGTTTCCGCCGACAGCATTTTTGCCAGCTCGTCTTCGGTCAGCGCCGGCGCTTTGGCGCGGTAGGTGGCCACCAGCGCGGCTTTGACTTTGTCCAGCAGGTCGGCGGCCTCGCGCAGCTCGTCGGCTTCGCCAGCCACCACCGCCCACGGGTTGTGGATCATCATCATGGCGTTTTCCGGCATAACGACACGGTGCGCCCCGACTGCTACCACGCTGGCGATACTGGCGGCCACGCTGGTAATGCAGGCGGTAACGCGGTCGCCCATGCGACGCAGCGCATTGCTGATGGCAATGCCCTGCCAGACATCACCACCGACACTGGAGATGTTGACCACCACCGGGCGCTGGCCATCGTCGGCCGCACGCAGATCACGCAGGAAGTCACTGGCCTGCACGCCCCAGCCACCGATTTCATCCATCAAATCGACCTGCAGCGGCTCACCAGCCGCCAGGTTGGCCGCATTGCTCACCCGGTACCAGCTGCCACCAGCCCCCAGCACCTGGGCGGGCGGCGCACTGTTGAAAATTGCTACACGCTGACGCGTCATGGTTTGTCATCCTCAATGAGTTCGCCTGCGCCATCGCGCAGACGCGGGTCAGAGTCGTAATTCAGGCCGTACTGGTCAGCACGGGCGTTATCGGCCTGGTTTTCCAGATCGATGGCTTCGGCATCACTGCCTCGCTTCAGCGCGACTTCGGTGCGACTAGTGAAACCGGCGCGTACAGCCAGACGATCTGCCTGTACATCCTGCACCGGATGGATATACGCCCAGCCCTGCGGCACCCAGCGCACACGGCGGAAGGGGCGCGGGTTGCTGGCATAGCCCGGCAGATCAATGGCACCGGATAGCACCGCGGTATCCAGGAAGGCGCACCACACCTTGCGGCAGAACTGGTGCACGAAAATGGCCTGCTGCCGCTGCTCCACCCGGCGCCTGAACTCGTTCAGGATCACGCGGATGACGCGGTCGCTGATATTGCGCAGGTCACCGGTCAGCAGCTCATACGGCAGGCCGGCACCGGCCGCGATGGCCGTCAGCTGCTCGCGCATGAACTCGGCGTAGTTGTTGCCGGCGTCGGGCGGGTCGCTGAATTCCACTTCCTCACCTGGCGCCAGCTCCTGCATGGTGCCGGGCTCCAGCCCCACCATCGGCAGGTAACCGGCCTCCCCGGCCCCCTGGGCACTCGTATCTATCGGCGGGCCAATCGCATCCCCCGATTCCGGCTTACGGATAAAGCCCGCAAACAGGTTGGCGACTTCCTGCCGGTACAGCACCGCGTCGTTGAACTCGTCCAGCGTCTTGAGCCGCAGCAGCACGCTGGCCAGCATCGGCACACCACGCAGCGCGCCCGGGCGGGATGGCTCGTAAACATGCAGCACCTCGGCGGCCGGCACACGCACCAGGCTGTTGAAATCGCCCGCTGCCGCCGCATCGCCCGGATGGAACTTGTACATCCAGTACGCCACCCGCTTCCCCAGGGCATCGAATTCGATGCCCTGCCGGATACGGTTACCATTCGGCGCGTTACCGTTTTTGGCATGCGGTACGAACTCGGCTTCCAGCAGCTGCAATTGCAGCGGCACGGCCAGACCATCATCCAGACGACGCGGACGCAAGCGGGCAAAACACTCGCCTACGCTGAAAAACGCGTTGGCGGCCTGGCCTTGCTGGCCGTAAAAATCCAGTACGCCATCGGCATCGGATTCGGTGCAAAAATCCTCCCACAGCTCGTTCAGCTCGCGCCGGATGGTAGGGTCGCGGTACTGGCTGCGCGGTGCGATGCCGGTACCGATGTGATTGCTGACCTGGGCGTCCAGCGCCTTGACCGCATACGGGTCATTCTGCGCAGCCAGCCGGCTGCGATTGCGCATGGTTTGCAAGCCACCAGCGGCCACACTGACCGGGCCACTGCTACCAGCTTGCCAGTTCTGCGCACGGCGCCCCTGGCCGGCACCTTCGTAGCTGTTTTTCAGCCGCGATGGCAGCAGGAAGCCACGCTGCTGCAGCATGGGGTAGCCTTTGACCATCAGATGCCCTTTCCACCATGAAACAGCCGTACAAACGGGCTGCGCCGGCGACCGGCTACGCTGGCTAGCTCGCGGCGCATCTGGTCACGCAGCGCCATCATTTCGGTGATGGTGTGGTACTCAACACGCCGCCCGTCGTACTGCACGACACGCGCCCCTTTGCTGATGGCTGCCTCGAGGGCGTCCAGCTGACCTTGGGTAAAAGCCATCATCGTCTGCCTAGATAACCCGAGCGGGAAACACGCCGCCCGGCAGGTTTAGAAACAGAAACGCCTGCCGGTTTGGCAGGCGTTGTAGCGGTTACTGCAGCCGGCGGCGCTGCTGCTGCAACGGCCGGCGAATCAAACAGCCCGGTCTGGGCGTACTTCATCTGCAGCTTTTCCCAGTCTGCGACCTGGTAGCGATGCAGCTGCAGGTAATGCGCCATCGCCAGGTTGTAGACCGTCAAGTCCAGCACTTCGTTACGTTCCGACCGTGGCTTGACCCACTCGGTGACCGGGCGGCCTTTCACGTAGCGCACCAGTTTCCGCTCGGCGGTCAGCTGATCGTAGTATTCGTCCGGCAGATCCACGCTGAAATGCTGCGCCCCCGGGCCCGACGGCAGCTTGAACCGGTTGTAGATCCAGTCCTTTGCCGTATCGGTACCGATCATCCACAGCTCGCAGCCATTTTTCTCGGTATGGCCACGCCAGCTGACATCGACCTTTGACGGCCTCTGCGCAAGCACTGGCCGGCCACGCTTGCTTTCACCCTTGATGGCCAGCACATGGCGCCAGCGACGCTGACGGCAGAACTGGTACACGTCCTGGGTATGGGCGCCACCGGAATCGACACCAACGGCAGCGATTTTCATGCGCTGGCCAGACGGGTGGACGAACTCGGCCTGCAGCCGCTCGTCCAGCATGTCCCAGGTACTGGCCTCTGCCGGGTCACCCATGATGACCTGGTGATCGATAGTCCAGCTTTCCAGCCCGATACCCCAGCCCCTGATCAGCAACTCCAGGCGGTTCACCTGGGTATCGACCGCAGCGGTCAGCACCAGCACGCCGGTCGGGATGGTACGCAGGGCGTAATCTTCGGCACGGGCTTTCAGCTCGGCACCGCGGGTGCGCTCCTGGGCGTGATCCCACACTTTGGCCAGGCGGGTGTTGTAGAACACCTGCA